GAATTGAAACTCGGTACTGAACCAGACTGTGTGTGTTTTCTCGCACATGATCCACAGACCACATATCATCACACAGGCAAAAAATACGAACAGAAACTGTATTTCACTCCAAAGCCAGGCAGTGTAGTCATAGATCCATGGCGATGTTTCAATGACAATAGGTATAGGATAGTTTACTACGGCTGTGATGATAAATACCTAGGAGACAAAACACATGGCAAAACTTAGAAAAGCATACCAAATGCACGATTTGGACAACTTCGCTGGCACAGATTCTGGTGTTGACGGAGACAGCAGATATTCACACAACTACGTCAGTGACTCAGAAGGCACTGTGAACGTGGGTAACGCTTCTAAAGAAGGTTTACTAAAGGCATTCGAACCAGGATCAACCAATGCCAAAAATGCCTTCCCTTTGAAATCATGGGGAACGGCCGCAGAAGCAAAAACTGACATCGCATTGAAATCTGCCGCACATAATTGGGATCTCGCTTCCACAGAAGTAACATGGGAATTGTTAGATGCCAACACAGTGGCTTACACAATCCAGTTTGCCAATGACACAGATCAGAACACTTTCTTGACTACGATCGCAAACAACGATGATGGTGGTGAGGGTGCTTTTGGCGTGATACCTAAGACTTCTTCAGACAAATTCAATTGGTAAAAAAAAAGGGCGACCTAAGCCGCCCTCTTGATCAATCTTAAAAGATTAAATTACGCAGAGTAGTTGATTACTTTTCTGCCTGATTTCTTTAATAAAGAAATGATGTTTGACTTCATGTTTAAAGCAGAAGATTTAGGAGCAGTTCCTAACACTTCTACTGTGAAGTCTAAACCTTTAGATAACAACTTGTTAGTCGCTGTTTTTCTAGCAGTGTTTTTCACAGCCAAGTTTTTGAACTTGATTTTACCACCGTGTACTTCACCATCTACTTTGTATTGTGAAGCCGGCTCGGCGAATACACCAATTTGCTTCGCTCTTGATTTGAAGTTTCTAGTGTATACAACGTATTGAGTTGAGTTTGCCATTTTTTCTCTTCCTTTGCTATTTGAAGAGACAGTTTTGTTAGATCCAAATAATCCAAAAAACATAGTGCCTCTTTCTGTTAATGTTTGATGCGAGTTTATTCTCAACATCATATAAAAATATATTTTAAACTATTTCTAGAAAAAGTCAACCTTTTTATTTTGTTTTGGTAAAATGGCTAATTGTCTTTTATTTCTGGAACATGGAACAGATCTACACCATCATCCAAAAGATCATCTACTTCTTGTTTTGTCGGGGTTCCATAGAACTTGTCGTCTCTTTGACCATCACTTGCCTTGATTGCTTCGTCATAAAATTTATCCCCTACATTTTCAAAATGTTTGGTGATGTGTTTTTTTACCATTCTCATCACGTTCTTGGCTTGGCTGGCCATCATCATGTTATCGTTGATGATTTCTTTACGCATTTTTTTGATTTTTTGCTTCTTGACATTGGGAGCCATTATCGCTTTATCCACATTGGGTGACTCGCACATAGGACATGTCAACAGGCCTTTCTTTTTTTGGCTGTCAAATTCTCTGATGTTTGGAAACCAACCTTCAAATTCGTGATCGCTATCGCAGATTAATTTGTATTTGATCATTTGTTATACTTATTATAATATTACTTGACAAATAGATCAACTATTATATTATAATAAAGTATATGAACAAAACAGAACGTGAATTATTGACAAACGAAGAACTTATCACCGCAAATAAGAAAATGAAACAGCAAATGGATAACATGCGTGTGCAGATAAGCGAGTACCAGCAAATTGTTCAAGAGTTATCAGACAAGTTGGAAAAAACTAGAACTGTTTCAGAAGAAACATAACCGCATCATGTTTTTTCCTAAACTTTATGTGCTCATGATCGATAACGTGTACATTCATCCTACCACCGTGATGTGCTAACACCATGCTTTCGTCATGACCGATGTGTATCTTTCCGTATTCAGGTAGTGCCACTTTGTAACCCCAAAACAAAGGCCACCATGTCAGTGGATTAGATGAACCAAACTTCTCATACATGACCAAAAAGAAACCAAAAGGAATAATCGTCAATGGTTCTGCCCACCATTTAATAAAATCAAATGTCAACCAATCCACAAAATGAACTGCTATTGACCAGACCAATACAATGGCTAGAAGTATGCCTACCATGGGCAAAAGATCGCTGTCATCTAGGTCGGGTTCATGATGAGTGTACATTCGACGTCGTTGTTGTGGACTCATATTCATATAAAGTAGTTATGGATAGTCATAATTAATTTAACATATCTTGTTGTAACGCTCCAAGGGAAGTTCACAACAAACCTCCAAACAAAATAACATGGAACTTGCTATACTCGTGGCGGGTATTGTTTATGGCTTGATCATTGGCCTAATACCAGCCGCTGGAGCGACAACAGGATTGATAACACTGTTTGGATTGATGCCCTACTTTGCGGACACTCCGTATTTGGGCGTGATCTTTTGTGTTGCTGTAGTTGCCTCCTCCACAACCGGTGATTCATTCAGTGGTGTGCTTTTGGGCATACCTGGAGCCAACTCTGCGGCCGCCACCATGGTGGACGGATTCCCCATGGCCAAGAACGGAGAGGCCACAAGAGCATTATCGGCCGCTATAACATCAAGCACAGCAAATGGCTTGTTCTGGGGGTCACTGACATTTTTATTCCTGCCATGGTACACCAAGGTAGTCATGTACATGGGCATACCCGAACTGTGGGCATTGGTGCTGTTGGCGTTTGTCACTGTGGGATTCCTGTCTACCAAGAAATATGTCAGGAGTGTGTTGGCCATTGTGCTAGGCATAACCTTAGGATTAGTTGGTGTTGATGCCAACAATGTGCCTCGATTCACGGTGGGATGGAGATACCTCGAGGACGGTATACAGATACTGCCGTTCGTGGCTGGCCTGTTCGCAATACCTGAACTGTGGGACGGATGGTTCAACCGGCAGAGGACCACGACAATCCGAGCAGAACACGGCAGTTGGAAAGATCTCCGACAGGGTGTCTGGGACACCACGAGATGTTGGCGAGACAGCATTAGAGGAGGAGCAATAGGTTCCTTCATAGGACTGCTACCCGGACTGGGTGGTGCGATGGCGGACTGGTTGGCATATGGTGCCACGGTTGCGTCCAATCCCAAGGAAAAGTTTGGTGACGGCAATGTCAAAGGCATAGTGGGAGCCGAAGGGGCCAACAACGCTCAGAAGGCTTCTTCATTCATTCCGACAGTTTTATTTGGTATTCCAGGTGCACCATTCGCCGCTATACTGATGGGACTATTTTTATATCTGGGCATCGACCTAGGATCTCCTGACACCTTCTACGATGAGCAACTGTTCGACAGCATGACATTCGCTTTCCTCGTTGGCACTGTGTTTACTGCTATCATCTGTTATGGTCTGGCCTACTTCGCAGGATGGGTCACACGCATTCCATACGTGTATTACTTTCCTTTCATCCTGGCAGTGATCATCTGGGCAACATTACAATACACCGGCGGCTGGGAGGACATCGCTGTGCTAGTGGCATTCTCCATCTTGGGAGTGCTGTGTAAGAAATTCCAAGTCAGCAGGCCAGCACTGCTGATCGGATACCTGTTGAGTGACAGGATATACAATCTCACTTATCAACTAACAACGCTCCATTCGGTAACGGATCTAATAACAAGACCGGTCTTTATTTCCATAATGATCTGTGTTATACTTTTGCTGTATTGGGGCATAACAAAGAGGAGTCGAATAGACTATGCTTAAGAAAACAATCGTGGCGTTGGTGTTAATGACAACAACAGCCTTGGCAGATTACAATCTAATCGTGCCACAAAAACCATCTGGTGGAACTTCTGTGTGGGCACAGATAGTTGTGGCAGAATGGGAGAAACATCTGGGTGAAAAGATTAATCTCATATACAAGCCAGGTGCGAGAGACCAACTGGGACCAAACGAGTTCCAAAACAAACTGAGGTTTGACGACAAGACTATACTTGTATCTCACGGTGGTAATGGAATATCATATCTCGTTGAGCCAGTGGACTACAACTACCTTGACTGGGAATCGATAGGACAAATGAATCTAAACATCATCGTGGGTGCCAGGAACAAGGCAGACACTAAAAACGGTCCTATAAAGTTTCCATCTGGTTCTGGTATGACACCGGAAGTGATGGCAATTGTCATGTTACTCGCAGGACCCGATGGGGATCCTATCAAAACATTTAAGGATAAAATCGTATGGGTAAAAGGAATGAAAGGCTCTGAAAGAAGACTTGCTTTCATTAGAGGTGACTTGAACGCAACCAGGGAGAACCCTGCCGCATACAAGAAACACGTTTTACCTGTAATTGAAAAAGGCGATGCTTACACATGGTTCCATCATGGATTACTTGACGTAGGTACAGGTGAACATGGTGAGGATCCTAACTTTACTGAACCGACCTTCGAGGCTTTGTACGAAGCAACATACGGAATGGCACCAAGTGGTGACTTTTATGATGCATACAAACTTGTTAAGAGTTGGAGAGATGCACTTCAGAAAGCGTTCTGGGTGAACAAGGACAATCCAAACAAGGACAAACTTGTTGCCGCCTTGAACAAAATGATAAACGATCCGGAGTCAGTCGCCGCCATCGAAAAGAAAGTTGGCCGGTACGAGTGGAGGACAGGATCGGACGGTGATGACGCTGTGAAAAAACTAAAGTCGTTTATCACACCCAAGGCACTCAAGACTTTGGTCGACTTTAAGAGCCAACAATTGGGTTACAACACCGTGTACAAGGAGGAACTGACCAAGTGACGTACATCCTGTTCACTGGGGCACCTGGATCAAAATGGAGCAGTGTGGCCGAAAGTTTGTGTAGGTCACCCGACATAGACACCACGGACAGCACCAGTGGCAGGACATACAACAATGGAGAAGTCAAACACAAGGGATCATATTTTGATCCCGGAATGGAATACGACAATTTAAGGGAGAACTGGGACCGACCCTTCTCCGGCAACGGCATAAGGGTTATCAAATCGCACACATTCGCACACGACCTACCAAGACTTTCAACCTTGGGTTATCCTATAGTCATGGTGTACAGGAGCCATCTGGAATGCTACGACTGGTGGGTACAGGCGGGTGGTTTCGATATCACCTATCCCGATTATCGGTATTATGAAAATTTGGAAAAAATGAAGATTCACATACAAAATCAAAACAAAGACATCAACAGATTTGTCCTGGCAAACCTAAAGAGAATCAGTTGCCCAGTCGATAATTTTGATCTGTATGACACGCTGGGATTAAATCCTCCACCGCGGACAGATCAGATACATACCTACGCAGACAGAGATACAAAAGTTTACGTGTACAAATGAACAAAAAGATATTTTCAAAACTACTAGGTCACAGCCAAAACAATCTTGGACGCATAACCGATCCGTGGATACAGGAGACATTTGGTGTGTCGGTGAAAAGATGTGACACCATAGAACAATATGTGAACGCAATCGACAATGCGGTGCTGGACAAATATTTTTCTACCTATTGGCAGGCAGACATGAAAAAATGGAAGTATTCTGGTCTTCAATTGATAGATGAAGTCAACAACCTCAAACCGAGAGCGGTCTTGGACGTGGGTTGCGGTTACAATGAGTTCAAAGGCAAGATAGACAATCTCACAGGCATAGATCCCTACAACGACAAAGCGGACTTCAAGACAAGCATAATGGATTTCAAACCACAACAAAAATATGATGTGATTTTGTGTTTGGGATCCGTGAATTTTGGATCACGAGACAAGATCGTGAGCGAGGTGGCTAAGTGTGCCAACATACTCGAGGACGATGGCTTCATGTTTTTCAGAGTTAACCCTGGACTACCTCACGACAAGAAAGAATCCGAATGGGTGGATTTTTTTGCCTGGAACGTGCCGTTCATAATAGAACTGGCTGAAAATCTTTCTTTCAAAATACTGGATATACGTGATGATACCAATCAGAGAAAATATTTTGTGTATAAAAAAGCACACAACACTAAATTATAACCTTTTTTTTACGATTAAACACCTAGACAAATTAGTTTTTTATGTTACAATCTAATTAAATAGACGGTATGCAGAAAAAAACCAAAAGTATCTTAGAAGAACTTTCAAATGCTAGGATAAACACAGACCCGGAAAATTTTGTTGAAAGCAGAGCATCACACATAATAGATTCGGCTATCAATCTTGTCCAGTTTATCAGAGAGAATTTTGATCAAACCACAGCATACACCCTAGAAAAAAAATTCAATTCAGCAATCAAAAATCTAGACGGTAACAAGTTTACCAAGGGAGTGAGCAAGATTAAAGAATTAAAAGATCTCAAAAAACAATTCTCAATCAAACAAGGCCAACTCCAAGAAGACGAGGACGAGTAATGCTCGTCGAAGAAATATTAAAAGAATTTAAGAGAACACATCTAGAACATGTCGAGGATGTAATCTTGACAGATGGCTACCCTGGCGGACAGGCGGTTGTTGGATATTTTACAGATATCTACAAGATGTTGAAAGGCTCTAGCGCCAATGCTCTACAGGTATCAGTAAAGTGGGACGGTGCTCCTGCCGTTGTTTGTGGAATAAATCCAGACAACGGAAAGTTCTTTGTAGGTACCAAAAGTGTTTTTGCCCAAACTCCAAAGATCAATTACACCAAACAAGACATCGCCAAAAATCACGGCACCGACGACCTAGGACAAAAATTATTAAAATGCCTGGTACATCTTGCTAAACTCAACATCAAGGGTGTTGTACAGGGAGACATGATGTTCACAGATAATGATTTAAATGTACAGGACATCAACGGCAGACCTTTTGTGACTTTTAGACCAAACGAAATAGTTTATGCCGTACCACAATCGTCCGAACTTGGCGAAACAATACAATCAGCAAAGGTTGGAATAATTTTTCATACGTCATATGTTGGCGAGTCTCTTTCCGAAATGAACGCACAGGCCGGAGTTGATGTAAATGAATTCACCAAAGTTCCTGAGGTTTGGTTCGACAATGCCTCATACAAAAACGTTTCGGGCACTGCCACTTTCACGGCAAATGAGTCAAACAAATTTGCCAAAGGGATTGAAGTGTTGAAATCACTATTATCAAGAGTTCCAAAAAATTTATCTGCCATGATATCTTCCAATAAAGATTTCGTTCCAATGTTTCAGATGTATATTAATTCTGAAATCAAGCAAGGCAGAGTCCCTACAGATGTGAATGCTTTCCTTAAAGGTTTCCAAACCTTTTACAGTGATAGAATGAAACAACAAGCGGCTGGACTTAAAGCACAAAAGGCTATTGAACTTCGTCAGCAAAAAATGAAAGACATGCCAAAGTTTCTAAACATAATGAAAAAACCATTACAGGCCATGTTGGCGTTTTACAAACAAACACAAAACATGAAACAACTGGCTTTACAAAAAATGAACCAGGCCATGCAGGTGGGAACATTCGCTCAAACCGACAACGGGTTGGAAGTTACAGATCCTGAAGGTTTTGTTGCTGTTGGCAAGGACGGTGGTGCCGTTAAATTGGTAGACAGGTTAACATTTTCTAGACGGAATTTAACTGCCGTCAAAAAATTTCAAAAATCCTAAAACCGTTTTATTGATAGATCGTTGTAGGAAAGATTTATCGAAAAGTATTTTGGCATTGTGTTCTCGTATTGCTTTTGTTTTCTCATATAAATTAGTGTAATCCATATCCGTTATTGTTTCACAAAGATCAACAATTTTTTTGATTCGCATATCTTCATCTTTTACTTTATCATATGATTCATCGAACACGTCTCCGAATGTTTTAAAACCTAACGCTTTGAGATCTTCAAGGTAGTTTGTCTTTCCATGAACAACAAAGACCTGTTGGGCAAGTATCGGCTTCCATATTTTTTCAGTGATAAAGATTTCATCAGAGATGTGAGTCTCGGAAACAATGTTCACTGCCGAATGCTCATAAGGTAATTCAAACATGTCTCTATCAAATCCATACTGTGGATAATTTTTACTATCAACCCATGGCAGTTCATAATGCTCGGGCAACCTTATGTTCTTAGGTAAGAAACTTACGAGGCTGTTCTTCAGGAGTTTTCTCTCCTGAAATTCCTCCCATAAAGCCACTCTGTGAGGCCTAGGGTTCTTATTAAGGTAAAAAAAATCAAACTTCTTTTGGGCATGATCAAATGCCATGTCATGAGACAAATAACGCTCATACATCATGAACCAAAACCAATTTTGTTGTCCTGACCATGTTGTAAATTGGACATCCTTGAGGTAATGGTCATAGTTTTGATAATACCTCATGTTTTCATTGCTCTCCCATGGATAGGTCAATATAAATTTGAAACCTAGTTGTTTTAGATCATTTATTCTCTTTGTCAAATCGCTAAAATAGGCCTCGCTGTCCCAAAATCTATCATTGTGCATTCTGTGATCAAGCAGGGCAAACTTCCTGTCATAACTCGCAAGATCATATGATCCGATCACATAGTATTCATCGCAAAGTTCAAAGTTTTGACCCTCAATATTGGCCAGACCAAGATATTGTTCTATCCTGGAATGATTACCAGTTTTCATCATGTCAGTGAGAATAAAATTAGTCTGTACCATCGAATAAATATCCTTATGTTAACTCCATTTTTACAGTATGTATCTGAAGCAAGGGTGGTGAGAAGAAATGCTGACCTGCAGAGATTCACTTTCCAAGAGATACAAGAAAGAATATATCTATGTTTTTTGTCTTTGAGCCTATTGAACAAATTTGTGGAGACACAATCGTTTGTGAAGAAGTATGCTGGCCAAACATTGGCGTTTGGAGATTTCAACACAGTTAGAACCACTGGCAATGATCTATACAACATGCTCTCGGTGGTGGATGGCAGGAAAGAAATCATTCAAAAACTGGCCAACAGGAAACAAGCGGAGGCCCTGAGGCAGAGATCCTCATTGCCAACATTGTCCGTAAAAAGATACCTAAGAACTTTCAAAGATGATTACAAATTTTTAACTCAATTAGAGGCCAGCCTGAATATTGCCAACGCTGATTACAAAAATCTAAGAAGGGCAATAAGTGATTACATGGCATTAGACAACAATAGGAAAAAGATCACGGTCACGAGACTGCTCCAAGCGGTAAGGAATAAATTGCCCGGAACCGATATAGCCAAAAAGGTAGAAGAATTTTCGCAGAAACAAAAATTAGAATTAAAGGGCGTGAAAGATGCCGAGATGAATACAGTGGAAGTATCTATGACACCGGAAGAGTTGTCCGCATACAGGTTGCTCGTGGGTTCGGCCAATGTTAGAAGGGCCAAGATCGCCTATGACATGGCCAGGCAAGGAAAGGGCATAGCAGGATATGTTTCATCGGCATATTTTCCCATCATGCAGATGATAGATGATATCGCCAAAGGTGGATTCACTTTTGTCAGACTCCTGCAGTCAATAGCGGACAGAGCCAAGAAATCAAAAAAATGAGTTGCGTACATCCAGAAGGACGTCTCGCCTATGTTCACATAGCCAAGACCGGTGGCACTTCTATCGAAACCTTTCTGAAGAGCATAGGATGGAACGGTTTGAAACGCCCACCATTTTCTAAAATACATCATGTTGGTTTTCACAGGATGAAACAAGTTTACACCGAACTGGAACAAGCAGTGACGATTGTGAGAAATCCTGTTGACAGAGCCATCAGTGCCTATAGGCATTTTGTATCTTTACAACGTTCAAGATATGAGGAAAACTATTGTCTCAAACAAGGGCACAGGCTGAAACGGTTAAAGGAAGGATTCATGCCATGGCTCGTCAAATACAGTCACTATGTGAAACGTTGGCAAAGCATACATCGTCCGCAATTATTTTTCATCAGAGATGGCGGCAGTCATTCCAGTTCAACTGATTTTTCACACACCAAAGTATTCGATTATAATGACCGAGAAAGTTTTTGGAAGTTCACCCTTGGTTTCGTTCCTGATGAACCTGTAAAACACAAAATCACAGATGTGGATCCAGTTGATCTCACGTTGGGAGAACGTGAAGAAGCAATGAAACTGTTCAAGATTGACTACAACATATGGGGCGAACAGTTCAATTGGCGCTAAATCATTAAAATATAGCATAATTTACCAATCCTTACCATAAATAAACTTAACGTATCGCCTGAGCGGCGATATGCCATTAACCAGAGAAACTAAAAAAGGGGAAAACAAATGGCTATTGTAACAAACAATAACAATCTTGGAACTTCTATTGGTAATCTTTACACAGGTGATGGTATTGAGAAGAAGTTTTTCACTGTATCAGTGAAAGACAGTTCATCAACTGCTATGGACCTAAGATTGCACGATGATGCTTCAGGAAATTTCCACAAAGACGGTCTTGTTGACAGAATCTTACAGATTACTGGCACGAGAGCAACTATCGTTTATTTCAATGTGAAGAACGATAACAGTGGAACAATTACTATCGGATGTGAGGGTGAATTCGCAACAGCGGCCAACCTTGCAACTGCTTTTGACAACTCAGATGGATCAAGCAACCAATCTGTGAAATTTAGACAAACTGCATCTTCAACAAGTGAAGACGGTGTGGCTGATATCGCAGGTACAACTGTTGCCGCTGATACATTAGTATAATAGGAAAGGAAATTAGATCATGGCAATTACAAGAAATAATTTCTCAGGGGCAAGAGTAGCAGAAGAATTTGAAGGTGTTGACATAACATTGTTAACAGTTTCACTAGGAAACAACGCCAGTGCTGAAATTGGCGACTTCCAGGCAGGTTCGGCTGTTGCTGGTTTACAAATCGTAGAGCAGACTATACAGAACCAAGGTGTAAACATCTTAGGATCTGGTACTTTACAAGGTAACGAAAACTTCACGGTTTTAGTTAGATCTGACTCTCTAGACACACAGAGTTCTACTACAAGTGTAGCGGCTATCCAAGCGGCAATAATAGCGGCGGATACAGCACACAGAGGTAACACTCCAGGTCACACTGCTGATTTCAGTGGCGCGACTGTGGCTACAAGACAATTATACAGTACAACTGCATAATAATATAAAGGAGTAGACACATGCCAATATCAAGAAACAACAGTGGTAACATGTCAAGAAGACAGGCTTTCAACGGAAAAGGTTTAACTTTCGTTGAAGTTATCTTTGATGATGCTATCACAGGATCAGCGACTACACCGGAAGCGTTCGACAGCACGTTCCAATCAGTAGCAGAAGTTGTCAACAAGAATGGTACTTTACTTGCTCAATCTTATTACACAGCAAGAAAAGCCACTGACGACGATGCGGCTGAGGCGGCGGCTATCGATGCTGACGACTCTATCGACTCATATCAATTCGTAGTTGAAGGAACTGCGGGTCAGTACAATGCTCCTGACTCAGCAGGTGATGTCAACATGGACGTTGATGCAACTGTTATCGCAGATGCAGAAGCAGACTTAGAAACTGATATCTTAGCGGCTATCAGCGTATCTGACTCTGCAGGTAACGTTCACGTCAAAGTTAGACACCTACCAGCCGATGGTATCGGTTCAGGTGGTGCTCAAACTATATACGGAATGTTTGACCAAAGAGGCGCGGCGTAATAAACAAGTCGTAACTTTTACCAAAGGGCGGATCTATTTTTTAGGTTCGCCCTTTTTTCTTTTTTAAATACCTGTATGAAAACAATCTCAGCACAGCAACAAATCGAAGGATACAAGACAAAACAGTTTGCCATAGAGCAACTGGTACCTGCCAGCATCTACGATAACATACCCGACGAAGAAAAATTACGACCCGAACTAGAACAAGGAGTGTTAGACAAACCACTCATTGTGTTTGAGACCGACAACCAATATTGGCAATCAAATCATTTGCGATTGTACAAGTCCGGAAACCCTGACTTGCCAGACGAGGCCCCCGAAACAGATGGCAAGGTCTACGTGGTATGGTTTGGCAGACAACGTTTCCAACTCATGAAAGATATGGGATACACACACGTTGATGTCGTCACAGAGAAAGTATTCCACAAAATGATCACACTGGGACACAAGAACAAATAAAATGTACACCTTCTCGATATCTACACTGATAGACATTACAAGCAACGGAAATCTAAAAAAAACGTTTCCCTTTAAAACAGACTCGGGGGAACTAGTACATGATGCCCATTCACTAGAAATAGCAAAAAATCAAAATACAAATTTCACCACATTGATACAACTGTTACAGATAAGAGGTAACATCATATGGGACGATATTCCGCACAGGCAAGAAATCATTTTGAATCAACAGAACATTTTTGGCAGGAAATATGAGGGCAAGGCAAACTTATGGACGTTTGAATGGGAAGTGGAGCAATCCGACGTGTACAACAATTTTGATGAACAGTGTGGCAGTTTGATAAATGACTTCGACAGTGTGCCAATCATAAATTTCTGTAAGGAAACCGTTACCTTTCCTTCTTCCAGTTTCATCACTAACAGTCCCGATTTCACCAACACTGTGTTTAACTATAAGGGTCCTACTGTAAGTGATTTATAATATAATCTCGTTTGACACTATCTAGGTTGCTGTTTCCGATTACCTGCTTAATTTTGCTTTTAGTGTCTCCGTCGAGGCTTTTTACATCCAGCGATGTTGGCCATGTTAGTATGTTGAATCTCCATGGATGTCTGTTTTGTTCCACCCAATCCACGATATCTGGAAAACCGTGCCAGTTGTTTTTGTGTAGCACCGAATGGATGATATAATCAAACTCGTTGGCCTTCACCTGATCTATGAATTTCATTACGTCATTCCATTTTGACCCATGCCTTACTTTTTCATTGAGGGCACCTATGCCATCTATGCTGATCAAAAATTTAACGTTTTTGAATTGCTTCAGCAAGTCAATGTGCTGATCCTTCAAAAGGAATGTTCCGTTGGTGTTGTAGGTCAGGGACACTGCCGCTGGATTTTTAACCTTGCACAACAATTTGTAATGCCTGTTGGTCATCAATGGTTCACCGCCCATGAACAATATCTCTTTGATGCTGTCCGGCACGCGGCTTATCTCGGTCGTGCTTCTTAGGTAGTTTTTCTTTTTGGCGTTTGGATTTTTCTTCTTGGCCCACTCGGTGCTCCAAAGTTCGCTACAGCCATCGCAGGTGAGATTACAGATGTTGTCAAAACTTATTTCGAGGTATTCTAGGCCAACCTTGTCCGCGTTGTATCTCTCATTGATCTGCTGTCTGATGCTCTTGATTCCATTGTCCTCTTCGTAAAAACACTTGGCACACTCAGGAATGGCCACTCCCAAAGAACTTTTATGCCTGAGGTCTTCAAACTCCTTTGACAGCAATACCTTTTCAAGATCACCATCGAAAGTGCCTACCTTTCTTTTGAACCTACAGCATGGGTAGATTTCATCGTTGCTACGTAGGTTGAAATGTTTCCAAAAGGCCGCACACGTCTTGTTCATAATGCTACTTATATGGTATTATTATTACTGTCTGCCTTTATTATAAATATACTTAACAGGCACCACAGGCACATTCCAGGCACAACTTTAACAAAATCTTAACAAGGAAAAGATGAGTACCACTGATTTAGAAAAACAGAACCTGGAAGCACACGTTGACCTTTGTGCTGAACGTTACAAAGGACTTCACGACCGTTTAACGGCCATTGAACAAACCCTACAAAGAATCAACCTAGACATGACCACTGGCCATAAAAGCACAAGCAAAACTCTTATAGCAACAGCAGGCACAGTGATAGCAGGATTGTTATCAACCATAGTTGTCATTCTGTTGAAAATGCCTAGTTAACAAATTTTTACATTATTATGTTTGCTAAACTTTCTCGATACGCTCGAGTATACATTACCAAAAGTCAAGTGCAGTTCCTTGACAAGTACAAACCTAAATTTCCAATCAAGCAGAGTGAGGTTGATGTGGAGGACATCGAAGTGGCCAGGCAACTGTCAGCCAAGAGTGTGTTGGTAAGAAAAAAACTTGATGCCGACACCTTATACAATTTAAATAAGAACATAAGGTTTGAAAACGATGCACAAGACAGAACTAGAAAAACAAATAAAGGCCTACAATCTTAAGGCCAAACTTTCTGACCTAGCCAAAAAGAACGAGGACTTAAGACCTTTTCGACATCTACCCAAGCAATTTTCTAAAGGGATACTGATCGGAAACATCGCTATCGTTCCAAAAAAGACCCACGACACAAGATTTGTTTATGTGATTGCCAACATGGTAGAAGCCAAAATTCTATACACAGATATAAGTCTCAAACAAACAGCCATTTTACTTGCCCATCACATAGCAGACGGAAAGAGTATGCCCTATGAACTGATGCAGAAGGACACGCATTTTGCGTCCAAGATTTTTGAAATCAAGAACTTCAACAGAATGCTCAAAGAGGCCCGTAAGAGCAAAGACGAAGCCTTAGAATTCGTGTATGAAAACAAGTTACGAGAAACGCATCGCATGGCAGATGGTCTTAAACAGCAAATACAAGACTTTTTTAATGACACGTTCAGGATAAACTCTACTAAATAACTGTATGCACAGCACAGAATTTACAAAACCATTAACAACAGAAGCCCTGCTTAAAACATTCGAGACAAGATTCGGACAGACCATGAATCTAAAAGGACTAGACAAAAATCAATTAGAGGATGTGGCCAATCATATCAGGACTAAAATTCATACACTTACAGACAATCTACATTTTGGACATGAGTTAAAGAACAACGAATATCAAAAGTCACAGGCCATGTTGGACATAGTGAACCAAGCCATCAAGGAATACGGCGGAGATATCACAATGCCGGATCAAAAAACAAAAGAATTGATCAAAAAGATTGAAAGAAACCCTAGCCTTAAAGATTTAGAAAAAAAAGCAGTCATCGGAGACCTAATGAGCAAAGAAGACGTAAACGAAGGCGTAGAACAACAGTCAGAATTAATTTTAGCGGCCAAGGACATGATGGACAAAGTCACAGGTTACTTGGAAGATCTAGCATCCATGAAGACAGAAGGTATGCTGGAACTGGCAGACAGAATCAGAGACGAGATGGGAGCAGACAAGGCAGACGCTTTCACTGCCAAGATCCAACCTGCTATAGAATCAGCAGAACAAACACTCACACAGACCAGAGAAGAACTAGAAGGCGGTGTGAGAATATTGACTGGTGAAGAAGTTGCCTCTGAACCAATGGGACAAGATGAACCAGCAATGGATTCAGACGCAGACCTAGATTCTTTGGACACCGACGCCGAAACAGACGAGTTCGGAGCCTCAGATGCTGAAGCCGGTGGCACAGAGCCTGAAGGCAGAGAACAAAGAGAAAGCAGAGAAGTTTTCGAAAACACATCACGATTGATATCCAAACTCGCAGGGAGATAAACCTGTGAGATTCTTTGAATTCCAAGACGACAAAACTGTAGAACTACAATCAGCGGTCATCAACACACTCACCAACATCAGAGGAGATGCCAATGATGCCGATCAGACAACCGAGATTAGTTTTGGTGCCCTGGAACAAATAATGAAAAATACCGGCTATCCACAATTCAACTATTCACTGTTCAAGAACATGTATGACGACTCAGAAGCATTAAAGAGTGTGGTGGATGATTTCGATCAAGAAAAAATAATACTTAAAACCGAAAAAGAAATGGCCAAAGATGAGCCCATGGATTATGATGATCAAGGATCAACAGACGTGGTAGCAAAGATGGCCAAGTCAGCACTCAAGAGAAGATCTAACTAATAACTATCTTTATGGTTAAGTCCTATTGTACCAAACTCTGGAATCATCAGTATGTGCATATGTCGGGAACCTATAGGTTCTGTTGTGCGACCACGGCAGACATCAAAGATCAAAAAGGCAACGACTTCCATATTTCAAAAGACGATCTGGCCACTGTCTGGAATTCTCCCAAAATGAGAGAAACAAGATTGAAAATGATGAAGGGTGAGGTGATACCCGAATGTCGTAAATGCGTGGAGCAAGAGGCAAGGGGGTACCAGTCGATGAGGGCGGAAGGTTACAAGCAGGAATTTTTTTCGAAAACAAAAGCCGATGGATCCATCGATGTTTATCCGTCTACCATGGAACTGCACTTTGGAAACCAATGCAACTTGAAGTGCAAGATGTGTGGACAAAACTACAGCAATCAGGTCGGGAAAGAAATCGTAGAAATAGGAAAGAGTGATAATGAATTTTTGAAATGGGTCGAGCAACAGAGCGGAAATGT